GCGCCGGCCTGTACCGCTCGATGGCCTCGATCACGTGCCCCACCACCATCATCGTGTCCTCGCCGCGATAGCGGTGCAGCGCCACCAGGTCACGGCCCTGCCGAACGGCAATTACCGTCGAGTCCGCTCCGCTGCGCGCCGGGTCCACGCCGATCACGATAGGCGCACTCGGGTCTTTCCACGCCGGCCTGCGCATGGCGTCGTCCACCAGCGTGGGCGTGATGAATTGATCCTCGCCGGCAGTGGGAAACTCCCCATACACCTCGACCTTGGCCTGAGGCGAATCCTCGCCATACTCGGCAATGATCTGCTCGTAAACACCCTTGTCCGTGTCCTCGACACTGCGGGCGTCGATATTCAACGATTCCCAGAACTGCCGCTTGGCGTTGAAACACTCGAAGAAATATCCCGTGTTCCGCCGTGGGTTGCTGAATGCGCACCAGAAACGGTGTGGTGTATTCTCTGTGAAAAAGCCCTGTGCGACGTCCCATATCGCATCCGGTATGCCTGACGCCTCATCGAATATCAGCATCACGCCGTCGTCGTTGTGCAAACCGGCATACGCATCCGGATTTTCCTCACTCCAGAGCCTGCCCTCGGCGCCCCAATATCGCGTCCCTTTTCGCAAATCGCGCTCGACGATTTCCGTCATCCATTTCGCCGGCAGGATGCGCGTGGCGCTGATTTCCCACCAGTGCGAATTGATCAGCATCGCCAGCCACTTCGTGATCTCGGCCCAGGTAATACTGCGCAACTGCGCCTCGGAGTTCGCGCTCACGATCACGCTCGCCCCGATCCGCGTCGAGAGCATCCACAGAATCAGCCAGCTCACCAGCGCCGATTTCCCGATGCCCCGGCCGCTGGCCACCGCCAGGCGAAACACCTCGAACGCATCCCGCGTCCCGTTCACCCGGATGTGCCCCGCGATCCTGCGCAACACCTCACGCTGCCACTTCCGCGGCCCGCTGCGCCGCGCCAGAGGCGTCCCCGGCTCGCCCCACGGCAGCGCGAACATCACCCACGCCTCGGGGTCGTCCCGCAGCGCAGGCGACCACATGCGGGTCATCAGGGCCTGCTCGTCGGCGGGGGTGTAGCGGATGGTCTGCATAATCAGTCCGTGCAGCCAACGCACTCAATGCCGTCGTCAGCTTCTGCGGCAGCATAACCGAAGGCATCAGCCTGCGCCTGCGTAAACGCCAGCATTGCGGCGTAGCTGGGGCGGTCTTTGCGGAAAACCGCGCCGTCAGGCTTAGACGCCAGCGCCAGCGCCTCCATCTTAGCCCACCAGATCGCGCGCTCGGGCTTTTCTGCAATCAGGCTCTGCACCTGCGCGGCGCCTTTCAGGAAACACAGATCACAGTTGCCCGCTAGCGTTTTGCCTTTGTACGTCGGCAGTTCCAGCGTGAACGACTGCTGGTCCCAAAACGCACCAACATCGGCCACAGTGATGCCTGCGTCAGCCAACGGCATGCGCCGCTCCACGCCGCGTGTGCCGCCGCTTAAGTTTTTACGCACATTTGCTACGCGTTGCGGCTCGTCAGTTCTAATGCCCACCAGCACTTCAAACTGCTCATGCCCCAGACTACGCATGTAATCTGCAATCCGCAGAATCTTTAGTTCAACCGTACAGAATCTTGCAACCGGATTCGGCAAATAATTCCGCTTCCTGATAATCGCCTCAAACGGCTCGCCGTTCCTGCTGGCAGTATCGAAATCTACCACGGCATAGCCGTCAGGCCGGTACTCGACCCACACGATCGGCACGTTCCACTGCTGCCCGCAGTCGCGCACAAACCGCAGCGTGGCCTCGTCTTCCTTGCCGGTGTTCGCAAAGCACACCACCGCGTCCTGCGGTAATCCGTTGTTGCTCTGCAGCACGCGCCACAGCATGTACGCCGAGGTGCGACCGCCAGAGAACGAGATGCAGGTCGGCCCGTCAATGCGGAACGGGTCTAGAATGCGTTTAGCCATCAGCCTATGCCCCAGGTTGGTTGGTCAGAAGCCCCACCGCCGCTCCAACGGCCTGGGGCTTCGTTATTATAGCCCGCATACGGACTGCGCGGCGCGTATTGGCTCAAATCGGTGCGTATCAGCCAAATTCCATTGGCTCGGATTGGCTCATATCAGCGCCGGTTGCTCGGGCTTCGCCCGTTCCGCAGGATCGAACAGCGTGCCCTGCGCGTAGGCCCGTTCGATGCGCTCGCACGCGATGTCGAAGTACTTGGGCTCGCGCTCGATGCCGATGAACTTGCAACCCATCTGGACTGCAGCTACGCCAGTGGTGCCGGAACCCATGAAGGGGTCTAGGATGGTTTGCGGGTTGCCGGCTTGATGAATACACCAAGCCATGACAGCCAGCGGCTTTATTGTTGGGTGAACCTTGTCTTCGCCACCCCAGTGGTGTGAAATATGCCGAGTTTGTTTGCCAAAATTTGTCCACGCCATTTCGCACTCAGAAAAAGACAACCCGTCATTTTTTTTGTGCCAAATTAGCCAGTCGTTTGTTGGCGGCAGTTGATTGGTAAAGTAATTTCCACCCCAGAAGCACAGCAAGTTTCCTGCGGCAATGCAAAGTGACAATTCTGGTGCTTTCTCGTCCCAGTTGCCGCCGCGATCAAATTGTTTTTTGCCTGTTCCAAGCGTCTGCTTATTCGCTCCTATCCCATACGGCGGATCCGTAATCACCGCATCCACACGCGGCAACGTCGACAGAATATCCCGGCAGTCACCCAGGTACAGCGTGGCGTCGCCTATTACTCGCTTCATACCGCATCCCCCAGAGTTTCCCGCGCCAGCGGCAATACTCGCGGAGCGATATCCACGACATCTTCCGCAGTAATACGCTCCACGCGCTTCTGGGCTTCTTCCAGGGCCACAGTAATACTGATCTGCGCGGAGCCCTCCACCTCCACGCGCTGAGTCGCCACCCACGAATGCCGGTGCTTCAGAAACTCCAACGCCGCCTTACTATCCCCAGCCTGGGCGGCATCGAATACCACGCGGGACATTTCCAGCTCGCTGTCGGCGCGGCCTTTCATCTCGGCAATATCTGCGATGGGGTCCATTATCTTTAGGCGCGCAAACTCAGCCGGCAGCATTCCGGCAGCCAGTGCGAGAGATTCCCCACGCAGTCCCAGGCGGGCCGCTTCGTATATGCGCTCCAGTATCTCTGGCGTGGCTTTTAGCTCTCTGGCGCGGATGGGGAGGTCGCGGAACATACGCGCGATGATACGCTATTTCCGGCAGTGTGAATAGCTGCCTCGGATTGTGCGGTGCAGCATTAGAGTGGGGAAATTTTGCAAAATTCTTGCGGGGGGTACGTTTTCGTTCACGCCCGACGGTCAATCGTTGGTATACCCCCCATCAGCACACTGACGATCAGCACACTGACGATCCCCACCCCCAGGTCCGCACACACATCGTCAGCACACTGATGATCAGCACGCTGAGCATGCGCCCCAGTGAGCGCTTACTAACTTAGCCTGGCCGTCGCATGCTGCAGCGCAGCATTGCTATCGACATGAGATGGGGTATGCCCCATAGGGGGCGTAACGTTAGTGTTTACTGACTTTCAAGGGGCATACCCCATAGGGGTGCGGCGACGCCGGCAGGGCAGGGGTACCCCATGGGGCAATGCCCCGCTTGCTAGGCAACCCCCCCCGTTTTGTGAGGGAAGACCCCTATGGGGCATAACACTTCCCTACTCCTTTATATACACCTATATACAATACTAATTTAGTCAACTATTTAATAAGACTCAGCAGTTGTAAAAGGGTATACCCCATAGGGGGCTTCGTGAGGGAAACGCGGGGTGTCTGAGAGTGCCCCATCAGGCTACCCTGCGCACTACCCTGCGCGCTACCCTAGGGTAAACCCTAATGCCCCGCAAAGACCCAGCGTTTTAGTCGGACGTAAGTTTCGCGTCAGGTTGCGGAGCAATGATCTCCCCGTGGCGCCGATGTGGCGCGTAGGAGATGACGATGAAGCTGACGACGACGACGGTAGACGTGATCGCAGACACTGCGACTGACGTGGTGACGATGCACGCAGACCTGGAAGCAGCGCACGAAGCTGCCCGCGCCGCAGTCCCTGCAGGCTGGGTGCTGTGGTCGTTTGACGTGTCCGACGATTCCGACGATGAGTGCAGCGCGCTTGTGGTGCGTGCGTAAACCTGGAGAGAGACGATGGCGAAAGAGGTTGGATTCTGTCTGCTGATCCTGGCGCTGGTGCTCGTGGGCGCCGCCACCGTGGGCGCCGCCTGGGCCCCGGCGCTGATCGGTGCGGGCCTGA